TCCGTTATTGAGAAGTTCAACGAGAAGGCAGCCGGGCTTGATCCAACGGTAGAGCCTCCACTTGTCTTTTCGAATCGAATTATCCGACAGCTCATTGACCATATGATAGGGGAGGACACAATCTCCGAAGACATTGACTTCAAGTCGATGAGGATTGTGTTCAAATCTTGTGGTGGGTCTTGGGAGAAGTTCATGAATGGGGACATCTTGAACAATGAGCTTCTTCAAAAGATCGTTACAGCCTGGGCTCAGATGCCAGGGCGAAAGCAGAAGCAGGAAACTATCTAATGCCAGAGCAGCCCCGATCCAGGGATTGCATCATTCTGGTCAAGGGTGATGCCTACCCAGTTACGGTAGACGACGCTCTTGTTAATCAAGGGTGGGCCGGGGGTCAGGGTGTGAAGTGGGTTGCTCCAACCTTGGATGAGTTCCTGGTTACCCTCTCTGATGGCTACTACGCCGGGTTCATGCTCTGGGGAAGCAATGAGTCTGCTGATGAGTACACGGCTATGACGAGGAACCAACCTTACTACAAGTTTGGAACCGTCGGCGCCGGTGGGTGGCACATCCTAACAACCTCCTTCGAACAGTATACCTTCCTGTCAAGACAGTCTGGCGGCCCTCTTGTTCCACTTGTCTATCATGCGAGTGACAGACTTGTGTTTTCTATTAGGGGCTTTTGGACTAAGGAGATCACAGAGTGGGTTGATTCAGGAATCCCCGATCTAGTCGCCAGAGGTTTTAACACTTATTATATTGGATTTGTAACACAAGCCCCCACCTCCTACACGAATTTCTATATGGGGGTTCAAGTTTCGATATGACCTTCATTCAAGAATTCCCAAGGACTCGTGATTGTTATGTTCTGTTCAAAGGAGACGCCTACCCAGTAGCGGTTTCCCAGAGCATGGCTACTCAAGGGTGGCAAGGGGGTCAGGGTGTTCGTTGGATCGACTCCCCTCAAGATGAGTTCCTCGTTGACTACTCTGATGGGATCTATGGAGGCTTTCTTCTCTGGGGCTCGAACGAATCCTCGGATGATTTAACCTCAATGACTGGAGCACAACCCCTGTATGGGTACGGGACCTTCTGTGCTGGTGGTTGGTTGATCGCTACTAGAACCTATGAGAAGTACACTTACGCCTCTCGCCAAGTTGGCCCCCTTGTTCCAATCAATTATGTTGTAGGGGTTAGAGTCCTATTCTCCATTCGTGGATTATTCACAATCGAGGATGAATGGACCCCGTCTGGTGACCCTAGGGCCCCAAATACGTTTTACATCGGGAGTGTTGTTCAAGCTCCCTCAGCGGACAACAACAATTACATCGTACTCCAAACATCAATCTGACTGATATGCCTGAAATTGTTCGATCCAGAGACTGCGTTGTCTTCTTTATGGGAGATACTCAGTCTGTAGTTGTGTCGCAGGCCATGGTGAACAACGGTTGGGCTGGTGGGCAAGGGGTTCAATGGGTCGACTCCACGATTGACGAGAGGGTTGTAACTTATTCTTCAGGCCTCTACGGTGGGTTTTTGATCTGGGGCTCAGATGAGACATCAGATCGATTTACCGCCATGACTAAGCAGCAACCTCAATATAGGTATGCCGTTATGGTTTCAGGCGGGGCGTTGATGTCAACCATCAGCTACGAACGCTATACTTACAACTCACGAACCTTCGGTGGCCCACTGGTTCCTCTGGTCTACACACCCAATGCAATACTCTACTTATCAAAACGTGGTCTTTGGACTATTGAAGATGAACTAACTCTGTCAGGGGATCTTTTTGCTCCGGCTTTCTTTACCGGTTTTGTAGCTCAGATCCCTAAAGAAAGTAACAACTTCTACCTCGGTATTCAGACATCAATGTAGTGTATGCCCTCTAATCAATCAGTTAAACCACTCTCCCAGATGACTCCGGCAGAGCTTTGTGCTGAAGCCAACTTCCTACGTACATCTCTTACGGATATGGCTGAGCGTTTGAGCTCAGTCTACTCTCATTTGCATACAATGGCTAGAAGAAGCCAAGATAGTGATTCAATCTCCTCCTACCTATCAGTGGCCAACATTGGGAAACGCTTTGCTGGAATGATTATGCAAGCGTCCAGGAGAAGTTCCACTACGGAAGGAAGACTCATGCTGGCTATCCAGCGTGACGAGGAGGAAAAGGCTCTGAGGGTTCGAGAGGATGCCAGGAAGAGGGAATCCGCCGACAGAAGGAAGAAGGCAGCTGCTGAAAAGCCTGACCCTCTCGAGGCTTTGTTCGGAGTCGTAAAACCCAAGATTGAGGTTGACCCGGCCTTGATAGACAGTGAGTTGGTTTCCAATAGAGACCCCTCTTCTGATCTTGATGACTTGTACGGTGAGGAGCTGGTCTGATGCCATCGGATCGTTTTACCAACACTCGTAGTAGTCTTGGAACCAACTTCGGTTCTGAGTCTTCCTCTTCAGGTAGGTACCCTAAGTCTCCCTACATTTCAAAAGGTGGGAAATACTCCAACCTAACTGAGAAGGAAAGACTCGCGCGTAGGATTCGAACCTCGAACATGAGTGGTTCTGGCAACTATGGTGGTCCAGTCCCCCTTGGCTCTGGTTCGAATACCTCCCTATCTGGAACTAGTGCGTTCTTCTCCCCGCAGCTCTCCACCGACTTCTTAGAGCTGCCACAGTCCCTTCGTGAGAAGAGGGAGATCTACCGCCACTTTTACAACACAGACCCGCTTGTGGGTCAAGCTATTGACATCCACACCGAAATCCCACTCTCTAAGGTTCGACTTTCAACACCCAAACCTAGAACGTTCCCCAAAGGGTTCAAGGATGCAAATGACTATGGAAAGTACATCCTAGACTTCTTTGAGAGGATGTGTAATCGGGTATCATTATTCGACCGCCTAATCATGGGAACCCATCACTATTGGTTAGATGGGAATGTGTTCTTTTTTGCTGAAGATTCCGTTGTCGAAGTCCCCCCAGAAGTTGGTTACAAGATCGATAAGGTTCCAAGGGCTGTCCTTAATGATGATGGGACAGGCTCTGAATTTGAGGACGAGTCTGTAGAAGAGCACCCTGATCGTGAAGATCGAGAGTTGGCCTACTACCAGAAGAACTATCAGGGTTGGTCTAAGCTCATCATTCTTCCAATTGATCAGGTAAAACTCACCACCTTTTCATTTACAGACAAAGTTAGAATCGAGTTAATTCCAAGCGAGCGCGACCGGGCTCTATTCAGTCAGGCCAAGGCGGGGGACGATCGAGCTCAGGAGATGGTGGAAGAAATCCCACCCGAGGTACGTGAGTACTTGGAAGCCGGAAAGCTCATCCCTCTGGGGACAGATCCTGATGAGGGATCCTTCTGCTATCACTTGGCGGGGCGACGTGGAGCTGGTGAGGATCTTGGAGCTAGCCTCTTAGATCGTTGTTTGCGGACTCTGTACTATCGTGAAAAGCTCCGTCAGGCTCAGACCCTGATTGCTACCAGGGCTATGACCCCAAAGCGTTTGGTCTGGGGTGAGAACCTTGCAGATCCAGATGTGGACGACCTACGCGAGCAGGTTGACCTTTCCCTGGTTGATCCAGACTTCTCCATTGTAACTAACTATGAAGTCCATTGGGAAGAAATTGGATCTCGAGACCGTCTGCTTGATTTGTCTGGTGAGTATGAAATCACTGACAAGCAGCTCTTCGCCGGTCTTGGTGTAACCGAGTCCCTTCTTAATGGTGAGTCCACCTTCGCCGGTGACCGTGTCAAGCTCGAGGTGCTCAACACTCGATACCTTCTATTCAGGGAAGTCATTCAGCAGTATGTTGAGAACTTCCTTTTCAAGCCAGTTGCTCGTAGGAAGGGCTTCGTTGAGACTGATGATTGGGGCAATGAGGTGGTTATCTACCCGCGCCTCAGCTTCACACGCTTGGCTCTCCGTGACTCGCAGGATACGTTTGATGCCCTCTTCAACCTTTACCAGAAGGGGTCTGTCCCAATCGAGACCATCCTGGAGCTCTTCAACTTGGATGCTGCTGACATCAAGGAGAAGCTCGAGAGAGATGCCTTCACAGTCAATGATGCCATCTTCAACGAAGTAGTCCGTGGGATCTACAGTGAAGTTGGTAGGATGTTGGCTGAGAAGACTGATGTGATGCCCAAGATCGCAGAGTACTTGAAGTTAACCGTCAAACCTGAGCCTGAAGGGGGGCCTGAGGCTGGGCGGTACGGCTGACAATAGTTCTTTTTGATTTTGGACTTAGTTAATGCATCTTCTTGGTACCAAAGATCAAGGTGAGCGCGAGGACGAGGAGGTAGAGCGCCTTGTCCACCCTCTACCAAGATTCAAGCCCCCTCGACATGACCGAAGGCGTGAGAGGGTCAAGGTCGATCAGGATCCGGATATCGATGGGGACAAGGACACCAAGAAGGACAAGGACAAGTCGATGAACTTTCGTGAAATAGGAGGTTCTTCGAGCTTATACCGAGGGTTCGTTCAGGCGGCGATGGGGTCTCATAAAGCTTCCCCCTATTCTTCTTATCCCCTGCAAGTTTGGCAGACGGACGAGTCAATGCCTTCAAACGACCCAATCCTGCAAGCAGTCAGAACCGCGATTTATCACGGTGTTACCCCATACCCAGCTGGTCATGAGGGCTTTGCTCCCTACACCAAATGGCAACAGGGTAGGGTTCGTGACCTGACTAGTGAGGATTTCTCACTGTTACTGGCTTCTGCTCGTGAGTGGATGCGATCCTCAGTACTGTCAAAGCAGATTGAAGGGATGCTTCCTGATACGAGATTCAGGGCCGCCCTTGATCTTGCTATCCGATCTGCTGAAGACGGCAGGTACGGAGACGTCATCAATTCAGATCTCTACAACATGTTACTAGCTAAGTTAGCCGGGGAGACGGAAACTGACACCCTTCTAACAATTCGGGAGTCCTCAACCAATCAGTCAGAGGGTAATGATATGACCATCAAATTGGCTAAAGAAGAAGCAAGCAAGGTTCTTGGTCGCTTAGACCACATGGCAGCTACCATTCAGGATAATCATGCATCCTGGGGTATGCCGTTTGTCGTAGCAAGGGCTCTCGTCAACAGCATCGACAAGATCGCTGATGACGTTGAGGCATCTTCCATGGGCCCCGAATCACTCTTCAAGCGTCAAGTAAGTACCATCGCTAAGAGTGGCAAGGTTGTCCAGAAGGACGCTGATGAGAGCTACATGGAGACCTTCCAGAATCCCATGGCCCCCATCAAGACGGATGCGGACGAGAGCTACATGTCGTTGTTCAAGGATGACCAGTCAAGCGCAGTCGAAGCTGGAAAGTCCACCACCGGCCGTCCTCTAGCTCCGTAATCAGTCCTGTAATCCGTTTTGAAGGTAGGGCCTTGTGGCAATCGACTATTGGAAACTGACCAAAGAGTTCTCCCGCGGGGACGTCGTTCAAAAGATAGACGTCTACGATGGGGATCTCTCACCTTACGTGGGAACAGTTACGGCTGTCCACAAAGGACTTGGCGTTCTCGATGTTCAATGGCCATTTGGCAACGAACGGGTTTTCCCGGATGATGTGGTAAGGGTTGCTCCGGAGTTCATCCGGTACTTACCTCCTCAATTCGATCAGAGCTATGTCACGGTTGAGATTGAGAGGGCCAGGAAGGAAGCTTCTTCCTCTTCCCTCTGGAGGACTAGTTATTTCCAGCCCGCAATCTACCGAGACTTAGCCAGGTACTGGCACAAGGGAGCAAGCGAGGTCATCGCTTATGACGACCTCTATCGGTTGCTTGCTCCCAACGTGGACGATGCTGCCCTCCGAGATGAAGTTTCTAAGTTCTACCGTTTTGCCAAGAATGCGGGTGAGCTTAGGATTCAGAGTCACATGAGGAAGTCAGCCGCCTACTGGGTAGCTCAGAATCGTCAGTACCGAGCTACAGGGCAAGACATCAAAGCCGGTAAGCCCGCCTGCCCCAAGTGTGCCAATGCTATGCGTTGGGCCACCTACAAGATGCACGAAGGTGCCAAGCACAAGATCTTCGCTTGCCCCAAGTGCCTCTACCTTATTGATCCTGTATCCGTTCTTGGGCCCACAGGTGAACCCCATAATTGGCTTGGTGGAATCTAAGTATGGCGTTCTCTAAGTATGCTAAAGCTCGAGTCACCAATGCGACTATCAATCAAGCCGTTTGGGAGGATATTAGAGCTAAAGCTAGCATACCAGCGCCCACTTTCGATCTTAGAAAAGCCTCCCAGGTCGTACTACAGCAGTATGACCCGGGGCAGTACTTATTGAGTCACTGCACCATCATTGCGTCAGTTGATACTGAGACCCCAGTTGGGATGCCTACTGGCAAACAGATGTTTGACGGTACTCAGATTGACCGTAAATACCCAGACTTCTACATTACTGCTGGTACAACCAAATATATCAACAACAATTGCTTCGTTTCAGGAACCCAGATCCTTATGGGAGATGGAACTGAGAAGTCTATTGAGGATGTTAAAGTTGGGGATAGAGTAGTCTCCCATACTGGAAATGTTCGTCGGGTAATTGAAACCTTCATAAAACCATTTAATGGTTACTTGAGTGTAATCCGTAGGCTTGGTGATCAGCGAGATCTAGAGGTAACTCCAGAGCACCCGCTATACGCTATGACCCCTGCACAGACTTGTGCTTGCGGATGTGGCACAAGATTAAACCGGGGTTCTCGTAAAGCTGCCATCCATCGATTCCAAGACTATGTTCGTGGCCATGGTTGTAAGGAGCGCAAGAACCCAAAACCAGACTACACCTGGGTCTCAGCCGGTTTCCTAAATAAGGGTGACTTCTTATCCACCCCCCGCCTTCAAGGTGAGGTAGTTGAGTCCGGTATTACTCTAGGGAAGGCACGCTTGCTTGGGTACTACTTAGCTGAGGGGTACTACCATAGGCAAAAGCGTAACCGCCTTTCTAAAAAGTACCTAGGATCTTCATCTGAAGTCTCAGTGCCTGTCGGAATTGACTTTGCACTGTGTCTTGACGAAACAGATACCCTAGTTTCAGAGATCCAACGACTCCTTCAAGAAGAATTCGGAGTTGGTTCTTCAGTCAATCAAGTGAGTGCTAATGGGGTTAGTGTTTATAGTCAACAATCTGTTGAGTTAGTATCATTTTTCAAATCTCACGCCACTGAGTATGCCAAGTCAAAGAAGTTAGCTGAGCATGTTCTTAGATGGCCAATCCACCTCCAAAGGGAACTTGTTCAGGGTTGGCTTGAAGGCGACGGTTGTGTTCAATCAACTGCTGGTGGTTGGGTAACAGTCACTTCAGCCTCCTCAGATTTAATCTCCCAAATGCATATTATCCTTGGTCGTTTAGGGGTATTTGCAACTAGGGGTTATACTAGAAGTTGTGGGCGTAAGCGAGTTCGTGAGGCTAATGGTGGGTTTGTTGTTACTAATGATCCAACAAAAGTATGTCATACCTACCACCTTCAGATTGGATCTGTTCATGCTGAGGCCCTGATGGGTGGTTCTTTCTTGAGTGCCCTATTTTCTAGGAGTACCCAGGGTAGAAAGAAGAACTCTTTGGGTTTTAGGGTTCGTTCTGATAGAACAACGTTCCCGATCAGATCAGTAACCAAGAGATTTTTTGATGGTTCCGTATACAACTTCGAGACAGAAGAGGATCACTCTTATGTAGCGAATGGGGTTGCGGTTCATAATTGCGATGCTTGGGAGAGGAAGCTACTCATGTCGTCTTTCCGCACCTTCATTGGTGGGGAAAACTACGTTGAGCACATTCAAATACCTGAGCTTTCCAAGGGAAAGATCATTGATGCCGCCGCTAGGGATATCGGTGACTCAGTTTATGTAGACATCTTGATTGCCACTGATAGGAAGCATCGGGAGCTCATAGCTGCCATTTTAGATGGAACTTTGAGCACTTTGTCGATGGGGTGCCATGTCGGCCACACGACCTGCACCAAGTGTGGCAACGTCGCAGAGGATGAAACTAACCTTTGCAGGCACATTAAATATGAGAAGGGTCAGTGGTTCATAGATGCTTCTGGAACTCGTCGAAAGGTTGCAGAACTCTGTGGGCACATAAGTGCCGAGCCAGGTTCGGTCAAGTTCATCGAGGGTTCTTGGGTTGCCAACCCTGCCTTCGTCGGGGCTGTCCTTAATAAGATACTCGACCCCAAGACGGCCCTCATGGCTGAGCAAGCCAGGCAGAAGATTCAGGTAGCCTTCTCTCGTCCGGTTGAGGTCTTTGATGTCAACACTATGCAGAAGGCCGCGAGGGTAATGACCCGGAGGAACGTGAAGGCCATCCCAGGGGACCACCTGGCATACCTTTATAGTGGCCCCTCCCTAGGGTCGCTCAAAGCCCCTCCGGCGTTCTCCGGTAGCGAGCGGGCTTCTAAGTCTCTCGAGGAGAGACTCAATCAAATTAATCAGGCTTATGAGCAGTCTAATGTACATTCTGCTCAACAGCAAGATTTTCCAGGGCAATCTGACTTTACAGACTCAGCCCCGAGTGCCGCCCCCACAGAGGATAAAGAGCACCCATTTAAGAAGACGATCGATGATCTGTATGGGGCAATCGTTGATGAGGTTACTAAGAAGGTCAAGAAGGATCTTGCTGATGCTGGTAAGGATAAGGATCAGTCTGTAATAGATCCGAACCATTCAAATGAATCCCTCATCAAATCGGCACTCAAGTACCCTAAGTGGATTGAGAGAGCTCAGGTAGTAGCAGCTAACATTAAAGATGGAAGAGCTGCGAAAAGCGTGCTGGCAGGCTTGATTCTACATGATGTAGGTGGGTGGGAAGCCGTAGCTCAAGCAAAAAGATTTAGGGGCAGTGAGATTCTTGTTATGTGCCGACTTCTGGAGAGGACTGTCAAGAAGTCCTCTTTGGCAGGTGACACTCGAATTTACAAGACCGTTATCGCAGTAGGCGGAACGAGATCATATCCAAATGTAGATGATTACCTTACTGCTTGTAGTGAGGTAATGGGACGAACCCCAATAGTTTCTGAGAGAGCTCAACTAATCGAAAAAGGTAAGCTGTTCTCCCTCGGTATCCAATGAAGTCTTTATACGCCTACTACCGGTAGCAAGAAAGGGATCACATCCATGACCCGCGAGCGCTCAACCTGGAACATTCACCAAATTGCCAAGCAGGCGGGTCTAAAACTTGCCGACCCGTACACCATGAACCAAGACCACGTCAATCAGCAGCCAGCGGCTGATGAGTACGTGATTGGGGATCCTTCGACCTTCGCCGAAGACATCCACCCCTCTACTACTACCTGGGAGGCTGAGTACTCCGGGGGTCAGGTTAAGAGGAACGAGATCGGCATGCCCGAGATGAGGAACGACACATTCAATCATCCCGAGAAGACGGCCTCTGAAGAAGTTCTCACCAAGAAGGCAGCCCTCTGCGTAGCCATCGCTCGTTCGATGCTGCCGAAGACGGCTTCCAACCTCGACATCGAAGAGCAGTCCATCTCTCTCATGCACCTACCAGATGCTGAAGTGATGTCGACCTATACTCGCCTTGCAGCCAAGCAGGATCAAGATCAGCAACAGCAGCAAGTTCAGGCAGCCAAGCAGGATCAAGATCAGCAGCAGCAACAGGTTCAGGCAGCTCAGCAACAAGACCAACAGGGTCAGCAGCAGCAAGAACAGAAGCAAGCTGCCAAGCAGGATCAAGATCAGCAACAGCAGGTTCAAGCGGCTGTGATCAATGACCCGCGGTCTACCGCTGTGAGGGCTTTAGTTGGTCAGCAACAAGACCAACAGGGTCAGCAAGAGCAAGAACAGAAGCAAGCTGCTCAGCAACAAGACCAACAGGGTCAGCAAGAGCAAGAACAGAAGCAAGCCGGTCAGGAGCAGCAGGCTCAGATGCAACAGCAGCTAGCTCAGATGATTCAGCAAGCTCAGCAGCAGCTGGAACAACTACAAGCTCAATCTCAGCAGCAACAGGCGGGCCAGCAGCAGCAGCAAGCCGGTCAGCAACAGCAACAGGCTCAGATGCAGCAACAGAGTCAGGCCCAGCAGGTTGCACAAGCAGTGCAGCAAGCGATTCAGCAGGGTCAGGATCCAGTTGCGGCTGCCGATGCTTGCATGGCTCAGTACCAGCAGCAACAGGGTGGACAGCAGCAACAGCAGGGCAATGAAGGTGAGCTCATTGACCAGATGTTGGCACAGCAGACCCAGCAGCAACAGCCGATGGCCAACATGGACATCCAGCTCGACACCCCCACAATGGATGTCGGAGAAGTCCAACTAGGCCCGGAAGATGACATGCTGATGCAGCTCTTCGCCAATGAAGAGACTCAGCAGGCTCAGCAAGCCCAAGAAGGTGGACAGCAACAGCAGAAGCAAGCTCATGCTGTCCGCACCGCCTCGATGAGGACTGTCGGTACAGTTCCAAGTCAGGGTGTGAGCAGGATCGGTGGAGGCTCAACAGCAACCGCCGGTGCCACCAGCAGTAATCTGTCCTCGCTTTGGAGTTCGGCTCCTGACGTAAGGGAAGCTTTCGGAATCCCAACTAATCAGTGAGTCAAGTAGGGAGTGGGTCACAGTGTGGCCCACTTTCCCCACAAAGTTTCTCAGTCCTAGTGGCTGCCTAGATGTAGATGTAGATGAGGATGTGAAGGTTTACCTCTCTTTATCCCCCTCAAGGAGCAATAACTAATGCCCATGTACGGACAAAGCAGCGGTGATTTCAAGGAAACTAGTGGTAGAATTCAGCTGTTCCACGTTGTTACCCGCAATTCAGTGGGTGCACTTGCAGCCGACGCCTTCACTCAGTTAAACCCTGCACTCATCACAGCTGCAGGAGCGAAGAGCTCCACCCTAGTCGGTATCACCAAAGTTGGTGTTCTCGGTGGTTCAATTGCGTTTACTCGCAACTCAGGCAATAACCTCACTGGTGGCCCAGTCGGAACTCCGGCTGCGAACACTGGTGCCCTATCCATCACTGGTGACAAGGGTGTGAGGCCTCTCGGATTCTTTATCAACGACGCCGTTGGTAATGCCTTTGAGAACACTCCAGGGCCAGCATCTGGTCGTGGCCCCTATGTCTGTGGATCAGGATCTTGCATCGGCTTGACCATCTACGAGACAGTGTCTCAGGTCGATGGGTCTACACCCATTGCATGGGCTGTTGGTGATCTCGTTTACGCGAGTGTCAACGGTCTTGCAACAAACAACGCCGTTGAATCCTACGAGTACATCGCAGGTTCAACAGCTACAAACACAATCCTCGGCATTGTCAAGGCTATCCCCAATGCTGACACACCCATGCTCGTGATTGATCTCCGGATCTGAACGAAGAAAGGCTAAGGACACGAACATGGTATCCAACGAAATTAAGCAGCAGATCATCAGCGAGTATATCAAGACGGCAGCAGGCCGTGCAAAGCTCGCAGCTTCCATGATTCAGCCCCTCAGGCTGCGTCGTGACTACACAGCTGTAGGTCGCAAGACCTTCCTTGTGGAGCAACTGCCAGACGGTGCCCTCCCGATCTACGACAAGGATCCGGACGTCACTGCCTACGTGGTTGGTGAAGAAGGTGAAAACATCCTGGCGATCCAGAAGCCTCGTAGGGTCATCTTCCCGCTGTTCGAGATTGCCTCGAACCCCGAGATCCCCCTTACGCAGATCAAGGAACGTCGGTTTGACTTGATCGAACGCGCTCAGGACTTGGCGAAAGCCCAGATCCAGGCCGCGGAAGACGAGCGTGTGTTCGCAGTTCTAGACAGCATTGCTGTCTCTGGCTTCGACACTCTCGGTCAGACCAACCCCGACATCAACGTTGTGGCACCTATCTCTCCGAGCGTCCTCGCGGATGCATTTGCAGAGGTAGAACGTCATGATCTTCGTGTAGCTCGTATTTACATGAATGCTACCGATTATGCGGATATCCGCAAGTTCGGTAGGGACATCCTCGACATCGAGAGCCAAGCCGTTCTGCTCAAGACCGGTCTGCAAGCGAACCTCTGGGGCGCACAGATCATCACGAGCCGTCTGGTTCCTGCAGGCTTCGTGTACATCGCGGCCGAGCCGGAAAACTTCGGCAGGTTCCCAGTCCGCACTGAATTGACAGTGCTCTCAGCTGACGATCCAAAGGCCAGGACAATTGGTTTCAGCTGTTTTGAAAATGTCGGGATTGGGGCGTTCAACCCCCGAGGTCTTACCAGGCTACTGGTAACCCGCGTATAATCATTCGTAATTGTTTGGTTATCACAGAAGGCCGGCCCCCGAAAGGGAGTCGGCCTTCTGGTTTTTAGAGTAATAAACCTAAGTAAACTTGACAATCAAGTTTACTTAGGTTAGGCTTTCTCCTGTGAGGAAGAATGCCTTCAAAAAATCTGGGATGACCCCTGAACGACTTAGGGAGTTATACACAAGTGGGAGTACCGATGTGGATATTGGACTCCTACTTGGCATCTCTGACTCAGCGGTAGCTTACTTCCGAAAGAAGTTTGGTATTCAAAAGAAGGGCAGTGCTCTATCCTCTTTGAGCCCTGATGTCCTCAGGGAGTTGTACCAATCTCATAGCGATTTTGAGATAGCGGAGATGTATCATGTTGACAGAGCTGCGGTTCGTGCTCGCCGTAGCAGGGATGGAATTGAGGCAATCTCGAAAAGTGATAGAGTTAGGAAGGATGAAGAGAACCCTTCGTTGATTGAAACCAACCCAGAACCTCAAATAAATCCACCCATTGGTATAGAAGTAGTTGAACCCCCGAAGGTTCCATACAAGAAAACCGAAGACTACAAGAAAGAGGATGCTGACCGGGCACGTCTAGCACGTCAACGGTACCGAGAAGATCATCCTGCAAAGACTACTAGAACCTTTACTTGCAAGTCGTGTGGTAAGCCTTGGTCTACAGAAGAGAAGGGAAACTTCAGTACTTGCCCTCAATGTAAAGCTAACGCTGAAAGCGAGAAACGAACCAAGACCTGCCCTTATTGTAAGGGTACTTTTCTAGATACCACAACGCATTTATCCCAGACCTACTGTAACGTTGAGTGTCGCCGGAGGGCTAAATTAGAGAGGTTGGGTCAGCTCCCTCCAGGTGGGTTTCTTGCTGACCAAGAATTAACCTGCCCTATTTGTCAGAAATCCTTCACACCTGTGCGGGGAAACCAGGTGTACTGTGCCGATGAGTGTCGTCTTGGGGCTTACTCTGAGGAAAAATTGGAATCTAGATCCAAGGAGTGCCTCGATACAGGTCAGCTATTCTTTGATGACTCCCCGAAGAACAACCGAAAGTTCGTTTCAAGTCAATCTCGTGAGAGATTGGGTATTAAGTTAGACCCTACGAGGGAACCAAGCCTATCACCTAGATTAGGTGAGCGTCGAAGGGGGCATCTGCGATCTGGTTTAGGTGGGCGTATTGACGATATCAAGACCCTGAAGAAGGCAACAACCTGCTGGTGGGGTCGAGCATCTGAAGTTATTTTCTCTGTGTATCGAGCAAAGGCCAAAGATCTAGTACTGGAATTTGGAAATCGAAGTCCTTATGACTTTGAGGATCCAGAGTTTGGACGGATTGAGGTTCGTGGTACTACTGAGCGAGACTCACCCCAAGGTCGACCTATGTGGCTTTTCGTAGTTCATGGACTTAGGCAATCTTGTGACTACGTCTTATTTGTTGGTTACTCAAGAGACAAGAATCGAGTCGAACATCTGTGGTTCATCCCCTCTTCAGATATACCAGAAGCCCTTGTTCGATTTTGCCCGAGTAGCTCCGAATATCGTTGGGCGCAATGGGACGTATCTCAGAAGTGGGGCCTTATGTTGGCGGATAGTACGCTGAAAGATCTTCTTGACCTACCTGAGCCAGAGAGATCACCTGATCGTTATGCTTGGATGGATGATCCGAGTCAGTTTAGTACTGAAGCACCGGGTCACAGGGGTAGAAAGGGTGAGTTTATGTATCGGTTGCGATACCCAACGAGTAAGGATTTGAATCGAGAGCTCGGTTCAGGAGCCCCCTACGACTTTGAGGACTTTGATGGGATCAAAGTAAATGTAAAGGTCTCCAAACGAAAGAGAGAGCTGGGTCACTCAGATAAGTGGTCTTTTTGCTTGGGTGCCAGTAGACTGCATCAGTGCGACATTTACTCATGTCTCTGTCTTGATTCTGACGAGAAAACAATCATTGCTGAGTATAGGATTCCGGTAAGTGCGTGGGGTGACCGGAGAACCATTCACATTTACGTTTCAGGTGGGCAATGGGATCAATTTAGAGTTACCCCCACCCCCGAATGATCCATTTGTAACCCACAAAGTAAGTCATGTCTCTTACAGAGATACCGGGGATCCTGTCCAAGAGGGCTGTGGAGGAACACAGAAAGCTTGCGGACGGGTACCAAAAGACGCTCGACAGGGTGAATCAAGCCCTCAACAACCCGACGCTCCCCACGATGCATCAACCTGAGAGCCCGTACCGGGCTCTCAAGGAAGCTGAGCATTATGCTCTCGGGGGAGTTGTTCTTCATGAGTTATTCTTTGGGAATATCTCGGCTAATGTTGTTAGAATTCAGATTCTTCTTGAGGTTGAACGCTGCATTGAAAGCACCTGGGGGAGCCTCGAGAATTTCAGGGCTGAACTTAGAGCTGCGTGCCTTTCTGCGAGGGGCTGGGCAGTTCTAAGTTTGGATCCTTTCGGTAGGCTACGTATTTTGATGCTTGACTCGCACGATATTGGTCCTGTAATGGGTTCGGTACCCATTTTGGTCATTGATGTGTTCGAGCACGCCTATTGGATGGACTACGGAGCTGACCGGGCATCCTACGTAGAAGGAATACTAAATCACGTGGATTGGATGGAAGTTAACCGTCGTTTCAGGAAGTGGGCCGACTACTCTGGTGTCATCGGAGAACTTTTTCCACTTGAACGGCGAGTAGCCAGGAAGTTTGCCTCCCGTCTGGTGTAGATCGGGGGCATGAGTCCTTTCAACTCCCTGACATCAGCCCTCCATCTACTCGGGAAGGTTATTGATCCACCATCGATAACCAAAGTGACGATGACTTTCGAACATGCCCCTTCCGACTTCGGGGCAACTGATGGTGATTGGAAGCTCAAGGTATCCTTGATCGGAATCAAGGATATTAGTGAGACTGGCGTAAGTATAGCCTTCACTCAAGAGTTCACTGGTAGTGGCTCTACAGAAGTAGAGGCCTTCGATCAGGCCTTCAAACATGTTCAGGGAACTATAGAAAACTTCTTGCGTCTTAGAATAGAAGAGACTAAGTTTGCTCAGCAGGCGATGATGACGGTGAGCTCCCCGCAAAATCCAGACCTCGCCTCTATGTGGCCCAGCAGTGATACTCGTGAAGAGGGGCAACCAGGCCAACAGGACTAATTAGTCCTTATTGGTTACTGAAGCTCTGACTCACCGGTGTAACTGTTTGGGTATTTCAAGGCACCACGTAGAGTGTGCCTTCAGATCCTAACAAATCAGAAGGAACTAGTAGTATGACGAAAACTCAGCTCATCAATGCCATCTCCGCCGAAATGGAAAACACCACCAAGACTCACGTCAGGGCCTTTTTAGGTGCTCTGGTTACAGTCGCCGGCAAGACCCTCAAGAAGGAAGCGAAGTTTGTGATTCCTGGAGTGGTCAAGTTCGTGTTGGTCAAGGTTGGTCCCAAGCCCCAACGCCAGGCACGCAATCCCGCCACTGGTGCCACCATGACGGTACCTGCGAAGCCTGCTTCGAAGAAGCTCAAGGCTCGCTTCCTGAAGGCAATCAAGGTCGATACAGGAGTAATCACGGTAACCGAGAAGCCTGCTCCGGCCAAGAAAGCTGCCAAGAAGGCCGCAAAGGACTAAGGGTTCTCAGATCCAATCACTGGGATCCTCAGATCTTGTCCAAATGGGAGCCACCTCTAAAAGGTGGCTTTCCTGTTTTTGTCAACTTCATTAGTGATCTGAATACCCAGAGACCTTGTGTGTGATTTCTGCGAACCTCCCGGATGGGCGCGGGTAGATAAGTTGTTTATATGACACTCCTATAGGTGCTCATGCACCTATAGGAGATTCAGATGACAATCGATCAGATTAGATTCACACCCGGTAAGATGGAACGATACATAACCACTAAGAGCTTTGAGCTTGGTAACACAGGTCAGCGAGTCTTAGACGGAATGGAGATACTCTTCGATGGCACCAATGCTGTCATGAATGAGAATCGATTCGTTCTACCTACTCTTCGTGGGGCGATCAAACTGGGTTGGCTCATTCATGAGAGCCTGTATGATCCAGATGCGGCTGCTCCTGCAAATCCGTCTGCTAATATTGGTATGCGGCCCGCCAACGACCTAGGTCAAAACCCCCTAAGCCCTCCAAAGAGGGTTGCGGCTGCCGTGGTGGAATCTGACGAACGGGTTGTTATGAGTCGTGGGGATAGGACTCAAGCTGCTCAACAGCAAACCATGGCTGCGCGAAATCAGCAAGGCCGTGCCGGAGCTTTCGTAGCTCGAGGAGCCGCTCCAGATGTAGGTGGTTCTGAATTTGGAGTTGAGGTTAAGAGGGTTCTTCAAACACCTGCCAAGACAGCTCTTCAGGTTACCCCTAACAGTGTGGGAGCCGCCATTAGTCAGGCAAATCAAATTAAGATTCAACCTGGCCAAGGGATCACTGAAGAGGAGCTTATGGCTCAGATGACTCCTGAACAGCAGGAGGACTACCGATCTGCGAAAGAGGCTAGGAAAGCAGATGTTGAGACTCGGAAAGTTGGGTACGTTCCACCCCCAGCTCAGACCACCAACTTAGCTATGAACAACCAACTCGGAAACAAGCGCCAGGAGGCCCCAGCTCGGGTCATGGTGGCTTCCACTCCTCAGGTTGTGGGCAGAGTAGCTCCAACCCAAGCCAAGGTCACAGAGGGCTTTAACGTTGGCGTAACCACTGGTGGGGGGACCGAGATATTTGATGCTTCCGGCTCAGATCAGCCGGCTAAGCAGTCAGTAATGTCTGCTGAAGGGATCACATTCAAAAATACGAATGGGCCTAAGACACCTGTTGCCGGGACGGCACCGGTGGCGTCAGGGGCCCCCCAGCAAGAACAACCTATCTACCCAGAGGAACAATCTTCTCGTATCGAGAGAGACGGTACAGCTGATGTTCGTCGGATGGTCGCCAAGTCTATCTGCAAGGATTTTCCAGATAGCTATGACTTCAATGATCATTGGAAACGCAGGTTAGCGATGATTCGTTTGAATTACGAGAAGAACCACAATGTAATTCGAGCAATCTTCGCTGCTGAAAGCGATGACTTCAAGAGGTCTTTACTAGAAGAGTTCCCAGAGGCCTTCCAGTCTTGAGATGTGTTTCGACTGCCCAACGGTGAGTGTAACACCGTTGGGCAACCAGGGGGTCAGGGTGGTCTCAGAGTAAACTAATCTGAGTCGTTAGTCCTCTTGTAGCATATGCTGTTCGATGGATACGGACAAGCCTACGAGCACTAACAAGGAAGCTGGTGCGTTAATTTACATTATGGAGGAATTAACGGATGCTCGCCTTCGTTGCGACCAGTTAAAGAACTTTGTGAGTCAGGCGGTTCGCTTAATTTCGATGTCCCCACAAAGGGATCATCTTTACGAAGTTGCAGGGGATACTATCTACGGGATACCTGATGCCTTATTCAAGTTAGACAAGGCGCTCAATGCTACCGCACTTGCTGCCTCCCGCTTGGACTATGAAGAACTAAAGGATCAGCTCAAACCTGAAAAGGTTGAGGAGCTAGAAAGTGTCCTAAGAGACACTCGGATCAAACAAATCGACCGCAGATCACCCTACCTCCAACCTATGACAAACTCTCCAAGAAACGCCGGTGCTCTAAGCATACAGGATGTTAATCGAATCGGGGATAGTCTTGAAGACATTCTCGTTCAAGCCCTCAAGCTTCGAGAAACACTTCCACCGCTCCAACACAACAAGGTGGATACTATCATAGACGAAGCCGAAGAGGCTCTCAAAAAACTCAAGCGTGCGTCTACTAGTTCGAACCAAGGAAGTTACAACATGTTCAAAGCTGCCTCTAAGTCACACATTGCTGGTGCTCTTCGTCGGATTGCTGACGAGATCGATGCCGCTCGAATCCCCCCGAAGGAAGCCCGCGTGCGCCTTCACAGAGTCCTGATGGCTCTGTCTCAGACAGCTCAGGAAGCTGTAGAGGCGATGGGCCCCATCCAAGCCACCACTAGACAGGACGTGATGGATGGCTTCAAGAAGTCAAACCCGGATCTTAGCAAAGAGCAATTGGAGGAAATTGCTGATCATTGGGAAGAGAATAAATCGGTTGTGAAGGATAAACACAAGTAAGAGACACTTTCTGGTGTAACCTAATCATGACTTCAACCTCTTTCAAAGGGTATGTTTACCTAATCACAAATCTTGTGAGTGGGAAGAAGTATGTTGGTTGTACCATTACTTCACTGAAACGCCGCTGGGTTCAACATCTTAGCTCAGCAAGAAAAGATAGCCCTATGGCTATTCATAGGGCTATTAGAAAGTATGGAGAGGCTAACTTTGAGATCAAGTGTCTTGAAACTAGGCCTACTCGTGATGAGATGTTGGAAGCCGAGATTAATCAAATTGAGGCTCATGCTTGCACTGTCCCCAACGGTTACAACTTGACTAGAGGCGGTGAGGGGGTCGACTTTTCTGTCTCAGAAGCTCGTGAGAAGTTGATGCGGGGAGCCGGTAAGAGAAAAGCCGATCCTAATTGGCATAAAGCGTGTTCAGATGGATCTCGTAGGCGTTCGGAAAATCCTGAGTGGAAGAAGAATGTGACTGAGGCGGCTAAAAGAAGATCTGAGGATCAAGAGTGTCAAGAGAAGCTCAGGGCTGGTATTAAAAAAAGAACTGCTGACCCGGGGTGGCGTAGGAATGTTGCTGATGGGGCCAGAAAAAGGGCTGCTGATTTGTCTTATAGAGAAGCTTGTTCACGGAGTGCTCAGAAAAAGCTATCTGATCCTGAATGGCGTAAGGCTAACCTAGAGCAGCTTCGAGTACAACATGCTGATCCAGATTGGCAGAAGTCAAATCTGGATGGTTTGCGTAAAGGGAGAGAGATCCTGTCAGCAATGGTCATTGCCAGAGATGCCAACCTACCATTAAAGACTAGACTTCAACGAGCCCGACGTCGTGAGCAGAATCGAAAGTATAAAGCTGATAAAATGGCTAGAACACGGTTAGCCATAGACATTAGGCAGTGAGTACCATGCAAGATCTCCTTCGTGACTTCCAGGATGCTGTTCTTATTCAAAGGGTGGCAGCGGCTAAGAACCCTGCCACCAAGAAGAGAACCCCTGCCAAAAGAAAAGCACGACCTCCTGTAACTCCACGAGATATGGTTAACATTGCCCAGACAGAGGGGGCTGCTCTTCAATACTTGAAGGAAAATCTGCACTTTGCTCTTCGAGGTTTAGAGACGAACAGGGAAGAGATCGAAGATAGGAAGAAGCAACAAGAGCGGGATCGCAAGCAAGATCTAGCGGAGTCGGAGAAGAGTGGAAGGCCCCCACTTGTAACCGATGAGCAGTTCAAAAAGAACCTGGAAGAGCTCGAGTATCCAGATGGCTCACTTGTGGATGACATGTACAACTTCATCTACAAGGGGCTCGACCACTTAGCGACCATATTGAAGAGCAATGAGTGGGTCACTCGTGAAGGTGAACTAGCTGACGCTGTTGAGGGCTTCGCTAAGCTTTTCTACACAGATAAACCTATACGAAAAGAACCCAAGGCACTGAGTGAAGCAACGGGAGCCCTATACAGGGCCCAGGCAGCAGTTCCAACAAGCCTTAGTAGTCCAAGCACTCTGGGTAAGTTGAGAGAGTGCTTCGAATTGTTGGCTGAGACGGCAAACACTGTCTCGATGAACAACCTCAAAGCCCCGAAGATCCCTAACGCTTTAGACGCAGAGGATCCTCGGCAGTTGGGTTTTGGTTTTGCTGCTAGGCACTATGTTCGATTGGCCATGCGCAAGTATGCCACCATCAATGACCTCAATACGCTTGAAGGTCTTCTTGAGATGGAGGTTTCATCCTTAGACGGGGACTCTAAGAATGTGAGTTTGAACTCTGAGATCAAGAGCGCGGCTCGAGCCTATGATGAAGCTGTTGAGAAGACTTTGAAGGAATGGGCAAAAGACAACTTGGACAAGCTCGAGTTGGACTCTGGCCCCCTCCGTGGTTGTACTGATGCTGACGATGTGGTGGGGGTACTATCCGAGCTCAGAGGTGGCGCTGGCTACCTCTACTATATGGAAGCGGAAGAGGCTGGAGTGGGTACTTGGGATGGGGATTGGGATCCCTGTTTCAAAGAAGAGAAGACCCTCCACGAGCTGTCCAAGATAGTGAAGAGCAAGACTCACGCGGCATTTCAAAAACTCAAGAGTTCGTTCGAAGATCGAGCTATGGAGTTAGCTGAACCTGAATAATGACCCAACCCTTGGTTCTCCGACCCCCTTATGCTGCCGGGGGTGCTCCCACTGCGGAGTCTGGTCTCCCGGGAACGGGACCATCGGACAGAGGTGTTTCTCTCGACAAGGACATTCCAGGGGAGTCTACTTTTGCCAAGCCCTCTGAGGAGGGCCCTAGGGAGCCTGATGTTGAGGATACCTCAATGTACAAGGTGGACGATGCTGATGACCTTCTGAAAGATCAGAATCGTCAGGATGATATCGATCACTCAGAGGCTCGTCCCACATACAATAGGCCAGGCCCCCGCACTGACAAGGACTACAACGAGACCCACTACCCATATAGGGATGGGATCCCCAATCGGCACAACGCGTCCCTTGTGGAGGACGTGGTGCAACTTTACCTTCTTCGTACCGCTCATGAAGCTCCAGTTTCCTTTGAGAGACCCATCCGGATAGCTACCAAGATTTCTGAGATTGAGCAGGGACTCAACCGGAAGGTGATCGACCGAGCTCGAGTTTGTTCTGTGGGCCTCAAGAGGGCTGACATCAACAATCTCCGGTGGATTTTTACTGTCGATTGTGGACATGGGCCCAAGATGGTTCGGCTTAAGGCGGCAAGAAAGGGGAACATCACAGCCCTGGCGAGGATGGATGCAGCTTTTTCTTGCTCCTGTAAGGCCTGGCGATGGTTGGGATCTGAGTATCATGCAAAGAACGATAAGTACTTAGATGGCAAGCCAGTAGGTACCGCTTCTACCCCTGACATCAAAGATCCAACTCGAGTCAATCGTGTTTGCAAGCATGTAGCTGCGGTCATCGGTCATTCAAGAAAGTGGAGCATACCTATTCGTAGGCGGGGTAAGTAGGATCATGCCAACCTACGTTGTAGAATGTCATGAGTGTGGGACTACAAGGGATCAGCGCCTTGCTTATTCCGAGTATGATTCCATCAAAGCTGGTTCGAAAGAGATTCCTTGCAACAACTGCGGGTTACCTGCTCAGATCGGATTCTCCCCAGGAAACCTAGGTTTCATTTTGAAAGAGGGTGAGTCTGGCGGGTGGGCAACTAAGTCTATCAAAGAGAATGCCTACCGAAAGAAGCGACGTGAAGAGGTTGGTAAAAAAGAGAAGGACCATGTTTTCAAGGCAAGTCTTCAACCAAACTTCGATGGGATAGAGACTGGCACTTGGAAAGAGGCTCAGGAGCTTGCTCGTAAAGAGAAGGGGGGTGCTTCTGCGTCGACCTATGCTCCTTTAGTAAGTAAGATAGTGCAGTAATCTGACTTTCGTCAAGTACCACTAATCATTTGTTGTAGGCTCACTAAGTATGAGTGGCCGCCTATTCTCGATCCTACGACGCAAGCCAGGCTTTGTTCATTTCGTGACACCGATATTGGACTCTGTGTCCACAGGTGTTGCGAAGTACCGGCTGTATACTGATTCCAGTCCTGACTTCCCATCCCCTACAGCGGTGGTGACAGTCACTAGCAATGGGTTGGTTGATCCGGCTGTAGCCGGTCAGACTCCTATTATACCTGGGAATAACGTATCAATTATCATGAAGCCTTCTAACTACGGGCTTCCTGATTCGGCCTTCTTTTGGTTGAAGTTGGTTTATGTAGATTCTGGGGGCTCTGACATGACTAGTCCGGCTCCGAGTGCCCCTACTCTAGTGCTCCCACCGTTTGTGGGTAATGAGCAGTCTGGATTCAATGCAACGGCTCCGAGTGAGAGCACTATTGCTGATTCTCTTCGCATTGATCTACCTAGACAGATGTCTAACTTCAGAATTAGAAATCTGAGTACAACGATAGACCTCTATGTGGCTTTCCAGGATGGGGGCCCTGAGATTGTTGTTCCAGGTCAAGCATCGAGTCAAGAGAGTGTTGGATTCGATGGCCTCGTATCTTCTATCTGGGTTCGTGGTTCCTCAGGATCACCAGCGTTTTCAACTCAATTCACATATGCAAATCCGCGCTGAACCCCAGCCAGTTTAATTCCGGCGGGAGGCGTTAGTGTATCTTGTCAACAACCTAAAAGGAGACCAAGGAAACCAGGGGGATCGAGGATTTCAGGGCCCTTTAGGATTTCAGGGGAGCCAGGGAAATCAAGGGAACCAGGGTGACGTCGGATCGACTGGGGTTCAGGGAGCTCAAGGTAATCAGGGTTGGCAAGGGACTGGAGTTCAAGGTCCTGAGGGGTTTCAAGGAAATCAGGGGAACCAGGGGTTTCAGGGAAATCAGGGAAACCAAGGTCTTGAGGGAGATCAAGGAAATCAGGGAGTTCAAGGTAACCAGGGGAGCCAAGGTGACGTCGGATCAACTGGAGCCCAAGGAAATCAGGGGAACCAAGGCAACCAAGGGTCGCAAGGTAATCAGGGTCGGCAAGGGAACCAGGGGAATGTTGGTTCGACCGGCAACCAGGGCGCACAAGGAGTCCAGGGGAACCAAGGTGACGTTGGATCTACAGGGTCGCAAGGTAATCAGGGTCGGCAAGGGAACCAGGGGAATGTTGGTTCTACTGGTGCTCAGGGGAACCAGGGTACTCAGGGGAACCAAGGTTGGCAAGGGACTGGAGCACAAGGTCCTGAGGGGTTTCAAGGGAACCAGGGAGCTCAAGGGAACCAGGGTGATGTTGGATCAACTGGGACTCAAGGGAACCAGGGGAACCGAGGTGTCCAAGGGAACCAGGGGAGTCAGGGGAACCAGGGGAGCGTTGGTCTAACTGGATTTCAAGGTGATCAGGGTGACCCAGGTGTTGTAGGGGTTCAAGGTTACCAGGGTCGGCAAGGAAACCAAGGAAATCAGGGCAACCAAGGATCGATTGGGTTTCAAGGAAACCAAGGAAATACTGGCAGCCAAGGTTACCAAGGTTGGCAAGGTCGTCAAGGAAACCAAGGAAACCAGGGGAGCGTTGGTTCTACGGGAGCTCAAGGGAACCAAGGTTGGCAGGGGAATCAAGGATCACAGGGGAATCAGGGAAACCAAGGTACTGGTGTCCAAGGCCCTAGTGGAGTTCAGGGCAATCAGGGGAATCAAGGGGACATAGGTTTAACTGGTGCTCAGGGAGTTCAGGGCGCTCAGGGAAACATTGGAGCGACTGGAGTCCAGGGAAATCAGGGGAACCAAGGAAACCAAGGGAGTGTTGGTA